GGTTCTCATCACATTGGAGTTTATCAACAACATTTCCCCAACCATCTGTAAGGCCAGGCATTGAAGCATCTTTCGTAAAAGAATAATTTCCTTGAATCCAATCATCTGGATTTAGAAGATGAACCACTTTCACATAAATTTCATCTGTGTTTTCTGGAAATTTCGAACTTGATAGAATTCCGTGTTCAACAGATTGGAGAGACACGTTTTCCTTAAATTTCTCCAACGTAGGGAAATAACTTTGGAAAAGTTTGTACGAATTATTTAATTCGTTCAGAGCATATTCCGGAATTTGTGTTGGTCCTACACTCACTTTCGCTGGCTTAAAGGATGCTACTCCTTGGACATTAATTCCGCTTCCAGATTTTTTGTTCTTGTTTCGACCCATTCTGATTCTGTAGTTTAGAGAAACACTAAGCCGTAAACGCGTTTCTTGAATTTTAATTTAGAACGCTAAATCTATTAGACAAATGGCTACTACGGAGAAGATTCAAGTCGGCGTCAAGAAATTTGATATGAAACGAGTTCCCCAAGATGCTGTCTGTATTTTTATTGGACGGCGCAGAACTGGCAAATCAACCCTTGTAAGGGACTTGTTATTTCACCATCAAAATATGCCTCTTGGAACAGTAATTAGCGGTACAGAAGAATCAAACGGAGCCTATGGAAAAATGATTCCGCCCATTTTTATTCACGGTGAATTTTCTCCACTAATTCTTGATAACTATGTGAAACGCCAGAAGAAGATTATGAAAAGTATTCAAGATGATATTGGACAAGGTGTTGTATCTAAAAAAGACCCTCGTTCGTTCTTAATTTTGGATGATTGTATGTACGATGACAGTTGGACACACGATAAGAATATTCGTTATCTTTTTATGAATGGTCGTTGGCTCAAGGTATTCTTCATTATTACAATGCAGTACCCTCTTGGTATTCAACCTGCTCTAAGAACAAATGTAGATTTTGTATTCATTTTACGCGAACCATATATTACAAATCGCAGACGTATTTATGACAATTATGCGTCGGCGTTTCCTTCTTTTGAGTTCTTCTGTCAAATGATGGACCAACTTACAGAGGATTTTGGATGTATTATTATTGACAATACGAGCCAAAGTAGTAAACTTGAGGATACGGTCTTTTATTATAAGGCGGAAATGCATCCGGATTTCAAGATTGGTGCACCCGAGTTATGGCGATTCTCGCAAAATAACATGCGACCATCTGAAGATGAAATGAATCAGTATCGCCCAGATATGATTCGTAGAAAGGGCCCAGAAATTCAAGTACGAAAGTATTAGGGGGGGAATAAATGGATCCTAAACAATGTCCATGGTGCCAACGTTGGTGTCTAAAAGATGATGCGTGTAACTATATTTTTGCGTGTGGGTTAGAAGCCAAAGGGACCTTTATTGTAGGCGCAGGATGTGGAAACTCTTGGTGTTGGCAATGTGGGAAAAAGTTTTGCGGCCCATATTATTTACCAGATGGGAAAAAATCCCCAACGGCAAAAGAACAACATAATGGAGCGTGTTGTCCACACACAGATGAATATTGTCCTGGTGGGCACAATAGTCACTGTGAAAAAAGATGGTGAACCCTTTTAGAAATGCGATTCATTCTACTCGCATTTGGTATAATTATTGCCACAATTTTTATTTCAAAATATTTCAGAATTAATGAAGGATTTGCAGTCCCTAATGGACGGTGTGGAGTAGACCAACCCCCTTGTCCGGCTGGAACTCGTTGTATGAATGGATATTGCTTACGCGATGAGTCTCCCGCGCAACCTCATACAACAGACTTTATAATTTTACCTTAGACAACGCGTAAAAAATTACCTTCAATTAGAGAAGAAATGGCTCGTAGCACGCCTCCTTACACTTTAATGGGTCTTGCGGCTGTATTTTTACTTTTACTTGTTGCTCTGCCAATTGCGAAGTCATTCACTGAAACATACACTGGAGGCTATTCAACAAGCGCATCAAATCTCACCTGTAAGGATTATGCGAAGCCTTGCCCAGAGGGTTATTTCTGCCAACAGGAGAAGTGTACATCTATCTTCCCCCGTGTTTAGATTAGGGGCTTTTTAATTCACAAACGAAATGTTGAAAACGTTTCTTTTTTGAATTTATACATACTATACATTTACTCATCAATCTTCGTAGCCTTTTCCATCTTACGCGCAAGTGCAAGATCCGCTGGGCCCTCAAAGAGTGTATTTGTCGCCTCTGTGGCGTTTAACTCCTCAGAAGTACCAGCCGCATCAGAAGGCTGGAGAGACATATTGAACACAGACTTCACATTCTTCGCCTTCTTCGCATCTGGGTTCTGCGTGTAGAACTTCTCACGAGCATCCTCATTCTCACTATATGCCTTCATCAGAGAATTGAGCTGATCATTCGCATACTCCTGTGAGGGAATCTGGTGGGGCGATGGGTCCCACGCAAGCCACTTGCCAACATCACCAATTAAAATATCGTGACGCTTATCACTCTGCTGGAGTTTCTTGGCACGGACCTGAGCCTCTCCTTGATTGGCATAGACACCGCGAACCTTTACACCGCGAATAGTCGTGCGAAAATTATTCTTCGCATAGAAGTCGTCCTCAAGTTTATCACCATTCTTAAACAAGAACTCATCATACGCCTCGTTGATAGTAGTTACACTAATATCATTCTTAATCTTCTTGAGATACTGCTGATAAGTATCAAGAACCTCTTCTACACGAAACTGCTTCGCAGCATCGCGGCACTTAACAGCCGCTCCACTTAAGTCTACAGCATCCAGTTTATCAGCCTCGTCAAAGAGGGTCTTACGAAGGCCAATAACTGTGTCAGCAAGATACTTCTCCAGATTCTTCGTCTTCCAGGTCACCTCGTAATCCTTCAAAAATTCTGTGAAAAATGCGCGAGACTTGTCCTGAAGAACCTTTTCAGGAGAAAGGAACGAGAGAAGAACATATTGCTGACCGCGGATTTCGTCATCCTCCTCTAAATAATCCACGACTTCTTCTTTTGGCTGGCCTTTGCTCATAGTGTCCTTAATACTGTATTATTTTAATCAAGTCTTTACACCCTTTCACACTACGCAAAATTTAACAACCAGCGAAAGTTTTTTCTTATGAACTAATATATAAGCAAATGGACGGCTATTTCGGTGAGATTGTCACTCGTGCTATTAAGTATTTAATTGAGGGCCTCGCCATTGCGGCGGCGGCTGTCTTCATCCCTCGCAAGGCCCTCCCTCTGGATGAGGTCGCCTCCCTCGCGCTCCTCGCGGCGGCGGTGTTCGCCATCCTCGATGTCTTCGCCCCCTCGGTAGGTGTTACGGCTCGCCAGGGTGCTGGATTCGGTCTGGGCGCAAACCTGGTCGGCTTCCCTATGCGCGGTTAGATTAGTTTTTAATTAATACCTTATAATTTTATATCCATTTTTGTATACTCAACAGTATATAAAAATTGATTACGGATTATTAATTAATAACCTGTAAGGGAAATGGACGAAATTAATGCGCAAATTTATATTTTAGACGATGTTTTACGCAAATTATACTCTGATATGAATAATAATCCTACAAATTCTGAACAATATGAAACTTTGAAAAGTGTTTGCTCGAAAATCTATAAAATTCAGGACTCTTTATTCAAAAAGATTCGTGAAATTGATGCGCAGGAACGTCCTAAGAGATTGGAGAAACTTATGGAATTACTAAAGAATTTGAATGCGTCAGATTTACCTGACAATTATGATGAATATATAAAAAATGATGAAATTGAAACTCTCGCTTGCAGTACCCTTATAGGGTTTAATGGCGAATGTCTATGGGATTCTCACAATGTTTTAAATCAAAATGGATTTCCAGTATTTGCTGGAGAACGTGACCGCTTCGGATGGTTAACGGGCTGTATTCAGACTGAGAAAGGAATTATTGTCTATGGATAAAATAGAATAATGAACAACGCGCGTTCAGTAATAGAAAACGTGAGAGGCTCTTGTATGCAAATGTCGCCAAGTAAATTGAAGAGAAGTATTGACCAAATAAAAACTGTCAAATCAGGACCTTATGTTAATCAGTGGGATGGAGTACATAGAGATTATACAGCAAAATGTGATATTGCTGCTCGTTTAAAACCTCTAATTCCTTTGGGAAATTCTAGTAGATTAGAAAATTCTAAAAAATTAGACCCATCGTATATGAAATTAGTACAAGACCGTATAGCGGAAGATTTAGTTGAATATAACTTAGCGGGTGGTTCTAGACGGAAGAAGTCTCGGAAATCACGCCGGCAGGCGAAGAA